TTAACGAAGCATCTACGGGAGAATTTTATCAGTTCTTTGGTGCTGGTGCATCTGCATATACAAATGAGTTTGATGTTTTGGTTGCTGCAAAGAACCAAGCGCAAATTCTAGAGTATTCTCCGAACGTAATTATGGTCAGTTCTTCTGATTATAACAAAATGTTCTTGAGGAAAGATGCTAATGCTAACTACGTTATCTTCACAAATGGTGTTCTTACTTTATTGGGTATTCCAATAGTAGTGAGTAATGCAGTTGCTGATGGTAAGTTTATCATAGGTGATTTTGCCCAAGGTGCTACACTTGCTCAAAGAGAAGGAATGGAAATTTCTTTTGCAGAGCAAAACGAAGCCAACTTCATTAAGGATTTGGTAACCGTTAAGGCTACGGAGAGAATTGCATTGCCAATTCACAACCCAAATGCTTTTGTATGGGGAACGTTCTCAAGTGCTATTGCAAGTATGAATGTATAAACCACTTTTGTGTGTTTGTTTTGAGAGGGGGGTGCAATTTGCATCCCTTTTTCTTTGTTTTTATATTTTTTATTATTAGAATTGTTTTATGGAAGAAGAATACGATTACATCAACCCGAATCACTATAAAGTAGGAGGTAAGGAAACCTTTGAAATGATGATTGATATTTGGGGCAAGGATGCATTTATTAAGCATTGTGAGATGACTTCTTTTAAGTATAGAATGAGAATTGGCATAAAGCCTAATCAGCCAATAGAAAGAGATTTAGAAAAGGCTAAATGGTACGAATTAAAAGCAAAACAATTAAAAGATGAGAAGTAGATATTATAAGTTAAGAGAAGAGGTTCTTGATGTTAGAAAAAACATAAAAGAAATAAACGAAATCATAGAGAAATATTTAAATAAAGAAAAAATATTTCTTAGCGATATTAATAAACTAAATAAAGTTTTAGGGCATAAAATCCCAATGGAAATGACATCTGTTATTCAGAGTAAAGAATACATTTAATTTTCTTTTTTTTCTTGTTTTTTTTTGGTTTATGAAGTCACCTTTAAAAGGGGTGGCTTTTTTTATTTATCTTTGTTAAAAAAAAATATGTTTAAGGTCTTATTAAATATCATCGAAAGTACCATTCCATTAGCTGGTGAGGTCATCGAACAAGTAAAGAGTCCCGAAGGAGGAGAGGGAAAATTTAAGCTAACACCTAGGTTTGTAAAACAAATAATAAGGCTTGTAGTTGCGGTAGGTGTCATATACATGGCAGTTACGGGTAAAATCGGATTAGACGAAGCGCAAGATATTATTAAACAATAGAATGAACGAATGGCTTACTCAGCATTGGGCAGAATTGATGGCATTACTAGGAGTTGGAGCAACGGGTGCTGGAGGAAGTGTGCTTGGACACAAATTAATTGATAAGCAACAGAACGCTACCTTGAAAAAACACGATAATAGATTGACGGATTTAGAAAAGAAAGTTACTAGTATAGAGAGTGATGTTAAAATTAATAGCACCTCAGACCAACAATTTAGAAGTGAAATAGGACACAGACTAGGTAGTATAGAAAATTTAAACAATAAAATTTTAGAACATTTATTAAAATCAAAATAAGATGGCAAAAATGAAAGTGAAGACTGCTTTTTTACATGAAGGCAGAAATTATAAGATAGGTGACTTGATTGAAGTTTCTTCAAGATCAGACCAACAACATTTACTTAGAACGGGACAAGCTGAAATGGAAACATTGAATTTCTTTAAAGAAGAAAAAAAAGTAATTCAGACCAAAGAATTAAAGATTGAAAAAGAGACTAAAGAAGAGGTTTCTGAGATTGATTATTTAAGAGAGCGTTATTTAGATAAATTTGACAAAGAAGCCGATAAGCGGTGGAAAGAGTCTAGACTTATAGATGAGTTAAAAAATGATTGATTATAAGATTGCTGACGCAAGCGGAGAGGCAAGTGGCTATGCTTACTTGACCTTAACGGAAATAAAAAATTACTTAAAGGTTGATACAGATACTGATAATGTATTATTAACCGATATGTACCATGCAGCAGCAGCTTATATTGAAAGGCAATTCAAGCAAACATTAAAAAAAAGAGATATTGTTATTCAATTTGATTCAACGGAAAAATACATTGATTTATTATTTTCTCCCGTTACGAGTATAACCTCTGTTAGTTATTGGGTAAATGATGCTAGTGGTACTTTTACTGATCCAGCTAATTATTCTACTTTTGGTTTAATTGGTAGTAGGGCAAGGAGTACGGTTTTAAGCTTTAATCAAGGGTATGATAAAGTAAATGTTTATTATACATCAGACGGAAGGGTTGTTCCTAGCGAAATTAAATTTGCTACTCTTGCTTATATCAAGGTGATGTACGACAATAATAGAAATTTCTTTGATAAGGATACACCAACACTTCCTCCAACAGAGACAATACAATTAATGTCTCCGTACAAACCCATTGTTATATGAGTATGAGGGAAAGAGTTGATCTTAAATTAAGGTCATACACTACAAGTACAACGGGACAAAAATCATTAGATACTAGTTCTGTTGTCACTACGGTATGGGCAGATATTTATCAGCGTAGAAACGATTTACAAGACCTTACGGGGACTCAAAATATTCTAGAGGGTGATTGGGTATTTAGAATAAGAAACCCTCAATTAGACCCTCCTATATCGAAATCTAATTTTATTCTATGGAGGACAAAAGAATATAGCATTACCTCAATTTCAGCACAAGAAAGCTATCAAAGAATGGTTGATGTTACTTGTCGTGTAATTGAATGAGTTTTAAGATCACACATAATGCAGATAAGATTGCTATTCAAGTTGATAGGTCTTTAAAGGCTAAACAGAAAGGAATAAATAAGGCGGTTGTCAAGTATATCAATAAAGTTGAGAAAGATGCTAAAGGAAATCTTACAACGGGAGGTGCTAACAATGGAGGGTCATCTGTTTATACGGGAAAATTACTAGGTAGTTTTAGGAAAAAAAATAAATTATCAAAAAAAGGTGGTAGTATGACTTTATACGTTAATGCCCCATATGCCCCTTTTGTTGAATTTGGAACAAAAGGTCGTAGCAATCCACCTTCTGAGTTAGGTTCTTACGCTAGTAGGTTTAAAGGAGCAAAGGGTGAAGGAGGGGATAGAATAGATAATTTGACTAAATATCTTAAATCAAAAGGATATGATAGTAAAAGAATTTATTTTACAATAAGGAGCATTCTTAAAGAAGGAACAAAACCTCATCCATTTTTCTTCCCAGCGGTATTCAGTAATACGTTAACTTTACGGAACGGATTGAGAAAAGCATTAAAAAAGAAAAGATAACACATGGCAGCATTAACGGGAAATAAAATAAAGGATAGTTATTTAGGGTTATTGAAAACTACTAATAGCGGAATCTTAACATCAAGTTTTGTTAGGATTACTGATGGTGGAGGAAATAATACACAACTATATCTTTCAAATGCTGCAATTAGATTCTATGATGCTTACACATTTCCTAGTGCTGATGGTACGGTAGGACAAGTTTTAACTACAGATGCAAATGGTGCTTTAAGTTGGGCAGACTCTAGCGACAATCAAACATTAGACGAAGTTTTAACGCAAGGCAACACAACTGATTTAGCTATATTAAGTGGTGCTGATGGGAATACATTTGGTAGCACAACATTTGATGCTGCGGTAACGGGTACAACTGCAAATTTTACTACTAGTGTTACATCACCTAGCTTTATTGGTGACATAGATGGTGCATTAATACAACAAGTAAAAGCAGCAGAAGCATTATCAAAGGGTGATGTTGTATACATAAGCGGAGGAACGGGTGACAATCCCGAAGTAAGCAAGGCAAAGGCTGATAGTGCCAACACAATGGCTGCTTTAGGTATAATTAAGAATAACATTTCTCAAGATGCTATAGGTGAATGTATTACTAGCGGAGAATTAACGGGATTAGGCACATTGCTTGGTAGTTTTGCAACGGGTGATGATTTGTATGTAAGTGCTACAACTGCTGGAGCATTAGTTA